TGACGCATCGCGGCGAGCGCAGGTGCTCAGGCGGCGTGAGCATCATCTCTGCGTCGACGCCTGTGCGCGGGTGGCAGCGGTCATACCGCAGCATGTCGAGTGGAAAGTCACCGCGACCCTCCACGGTGAATTTGATGTCGACGCGTTTCATGTTCTTTCTTTCAGAGGGAGGTGTAAAGGCCGGTGTGCTCGGTGAACACTTCGCGCAGTTTGTCAGCGTAGACCATCGTCGCGCTCGAAACGCTCTTGATGTTCACGCCCATGTTCGTGCGCTTGTTGAACATGACAGTGTAGGTGTCGGTGGCGTCCAGGCGAATCACAACCGAGTTGATCTTGCGGCCGGGAATGTGGAAGTGCAGAGCGTTCTCGGTGCCGACGAAATTCTTTGCGCCGGTCATGGCGATGAAGCGGTTGCCGCCGAGTTGCGCGAGGATGGTGTTAGCGATTTGCATTTCTGTCTTTCGGTTGGTGTGAATGAATTATATACCAGTGTTAGCGCGTAACGCAAGCATCTGCAAAATTATTTTTCGCGGCCTTTGCGCGGGCTTGCTTGGCACGCAGAGCGGTCCAGTAGGCGACGACGACGCGGGCGCGAGCCAGTTGATTTGCGTCGAACTTGTCGGCGCGGGCGACCATGTCAGCGGCGGTGCCAAGGGTCATCGTGAGGGAGTTTTTGCTGATCTTGTTCATTTCTGTCTTTCGGTTAATTCGTTGCGATGAAGAATTATATACCGCCGTTATCGCGTAACGCAAGCCCCATTGAAAATATTTGCACTGTTACAATTTTTTGGTCTATTGTTCGTGTGCGGCTTTCTGCCGTTCTACTCAACAAAGGAAATGCATCATGATGAAGTCAGCGCTAACCCTTCTCACAGCTTCGCTAATGGCCGCTTCGGTGCTCGCTGCGAGCGTGCATTTCAAGCAGAATCGAAACCCGACGCTCATTGATAACGGGTTGTCGATCTCGGCGACGGGCTCGCTCGCGGGCCTGGGTGAAGGTGATGTCGTTGTCACGCTATCGGCAACGGGCACCATCAGCGCGACATGCACGAACCCGAGCGGCCAGAATCAGCCGCCCGGTCAGGTGCCGCAGCCGGTGACGCTCTCGGGCTCCGTGGCGATTCCTGATGAACAGTTCAAGAACGGGAACGTCGGCTTCAGCGTCACGACGACGCCACCGGCTGCGAACATCCCAGGTGCGCCGGATTGTCCTAACGCGAATTGGACCGAGACGATTACCGACATTCAATTCACGTCGGTGACGCTCACGGTGCAGCAAGCCGGTCAGACTGTGCTGACGACGACTTGCACCACTGCGGCAACGACTGGCGGCGTAGTGCCGACCAGCGCTGTTAATTGCACGCGTTAAGCGATAACGTGCTGTTGCGTGCCCTTGACCCTGCGCTCATATAAGACGGTGCAGGCGTCATTGACTTGATCGAGATACTTGCACTCGGCCTTGTCGTCCAGGCCGCGCATGGCGGCGGCGGCTTCGCCTGCATCGCGCACGATGTACTCAAGTTCGCCGATGGTTTTTGTACGATAGAGGTTCAGTTGGTTCATGGTGCGCTTTCTGTTGGTGTGCCGCTAGTATAGCACAGATAAAAAGAAGAAGGGCAAGAGCCCTTCTCTTCTTGTTCATTGCACCTTCGGGCGGTTGATGACGGTTTGTGCGACACCGTTATATGCCGCGTGTTCCTTTACCGTTGCCTTAACGGTCACGGTTGCGCCGACCTCGCCGAGTTCGGTCGTGCCCTTGTACTTGAACACGTTGCCGTTAGCGTCACTGCACAGGTGCATATAAGAAATGCCGTACATGCCTTCCATTTCCATGATCTTATTGATCGTGAGCGTAAACACTTCGCGTTGTCCGATGTTGCCCATGTGGCGACCAGAAGTGGCGGGCGCGTCACGCTGAGCGATGCGCTCGGCCTTGCGTGCTGCGGACTTAGCCATCATGCCGCGTGCTGCGTCGAGTTGACCCGGTGACAGTTTGCCGAAGTCATCATAGGAACCGGCGAGGGACCGTGCGAACTCAGACCAGCTAGAAGCATTGCGCAGGAAGTCGATGACATCATACCCGTCGGTGTTCTCGCGGTGGAACTTGTCTTGCGAAGCATTCTTGATCTTCCGCTTGATGGCGGCTTCGTAGGCGGCTTCGTTGTCGATCATGTTGGAGTTGAATGCGCGGGTCATGGTGTGCTTTCTGTTGATTGCGGGTTGCTGATGGAGCAATCATAACACAGGAAATTAGGCCGAGTCACGCGTAACGCAGCATAACTCGAGTTTTTTAGTCGGGTATTTGACTCGACGGCAATGATGTGTCAGGAAATTTATCTTGTAATTGCGACGAACATGGCGTATGGTCTTGCTGGCTTGCTTATGCTAATGCCGGTTTTCCCCAGGGGAATTGAATGTTTTTGACGCGTAATGTTCTGATGAAATATCGCTCGCCCGATCCGGACCCTCCGGGCGGCGGCGGCGCTCCCCCTCCCCCTCCCCCTCCCCCGTCTGCCCCTCCCCAGATTCCCGAAAACCTGAAGCCTGTTGTGCAAGGCATGATCGAGGCCGCAGTCAATGAGCAAGTCTCGGGGCTGAAAGCGAAGAACGGCGAATTGATTGGCAAGGAGAAAGAACTCAAGGCCACACTCGCACAGTTCGAAGGCATCGACCCTGAAGCAGTGCGCACTATTCTGAAGCGCTTTGTGGACGATGAAGAAGCGGGCTTGATTAAGCAAGGCAAGCTCGATGAAGTGCTGAACAAACGCACTGAACGCATGGCGGCGGATTGGGACAAGAAGGTCAAAGCAGAAAGCGCACGTGCTGACAAGCTGAAAGCAAAAGCCGACAAACTTGCAGAACGTGCGATGGCTGAATCAATCATCAAGGCATCGCAGAAGGCAGGCGCATTGCCTGAAGCAACAGAAGACATCGTGCTTCGCGCTAAGGGCGCGGGCTGGACTATCGACGACGATGGCAATGTGGTCGCAATGAACGGCGACACAATTGTCTTTGGGAAAGATGGCAAGACGCCCCTGACACCTGAAGAGTGGGCGGCTTCTCTGCGCGAGAACGCGCCTCACCTCTGGCCGAGGGCACAGGGTTCCGGTGCAATGGGCACCAACGGCGCTGCTAAAGGCAGTCCCGATTTTTCAAAACTCCCGCCCGAAGCTAGGATCACTGCGCATCGCGCCCAACAAGCGCTAGGCGGTGCTTCACGCTAAAGGTGACATCCTTTAAGGTGAAACAATGGCACTGACCCTCGTCGAAGCCGCCAAGCTAAATTCTGGCGACATCGTGCGTTCGGCTGTCATCGAAATGTTTGCGCAGGAATCCGACATATTGCAAGTCCTGCCGTTCGAAGACATCGCTGGCAACGCACTCAAATACAACCGCGAAGGCTCACTACCGGGCATCAGCTTCCGGGGTGTGAACGAAGCATTTCCGGAATCGTCCGGCGTGCTCAATCCGCAAACCGAAGCGCTCGTTATCGCGGGCGGCGATTTGGACGTTGACCGATTCATCATCCAGACGCAAGGCCAAGGTGTGCGAGCAACGCATGAACGCATGAAGGTCAAGTCGCTCGCGGCGGGCTGGACGCAGAAGTTCATCAAGGGTGATTCATCCACGAACCCTCGCGAGTTCGACGGCTTGCAAAAGCGTCTCGTGAATGCACAGGTCATCACGGCCGGTGCGGGCTCTGGCGGCTCACCGTTATCGCTCGGTGTGATCGACGACGCAACAGACACCGTCGACAACCCGACGCACTATCTGATGTCCAAGGGCATGCGCCGGAAGTTCACCGCAGCGGCACGCACGCAAGCCGTGTCGGGCTTCGTGACCTACACCGCAGACTCGTTCGGGCGGCGCATCACGAATTACAACGACTTGCCAATGCTTGTCGCATACGGCGCAAACGGCGGCGATGACATCCTGCCTTTCGATGAGGCAGCGGCATCGGGTCCGGCAACGGCTACGTCGATCTACATCTTGAGCATCGGCGCGGGCCGCATCCAGGGCATCCAGAATGGTCCGATGGATGTGCGCGATCTCGGCGAGCTTCAAGCCGCGCCAGTGTTCCGCACTCGCGTCGAATGGTACAACGGCATCGTGATTGAACACGGTCGTGCCGCTGCCCGCATCCGGCATATCAGCAACGCTGCTATCGTCGCGTAAGCGGCGCATAGCATACAAGCACAAGGAATGCGACCATCATGGCTTCTCGCACTTACGACAATCTGCTGCTTCTAAAAGATGCAGGCGCAGTGACAGTTGATGCTGCTGCACAAGTCGGCGGCTCTGCCCGCGTCATCGACGTGGGTGATGCACACATGGACGGTATAGCCGTCATCGACACAAGCGCAATTGACACTTCTGGCGGCAACACGTACACCGTGCGCATCCAGGGTTCGACAACGCTAGCTTTCACGACGCCGGTTGAACTCGCGGCGCGTGCTATCACGGCAGCGGGCCGCACAGAAATCCCGTTTAACAACGAGGCCGGTGGTTTGTACTATCGGTATCTTCGTGCGTTCAATGACACGAGCGGTGCAACACCGTCGATCAACAGCACGGTCTTCATCGGCAAGCAGTAAGGAGCAACACAATGAAAATCGGACTACGCTATACCGGCGACGATGAAGCTCTGAGCAAAAAACTCGAAGCTACCGACGGTGTTCAATACTTCGAACCCATCGACGCACGTGAGGTTCTATCAACACCGGGCAGTGATTACGAGGTCGATGAAGAGTCGCGCAAGATGATCGGCATGCAGTTCGACCCGCGTCTGAAAGGCGAAGGCGACGATGCTGTCAACATCCCGCAACTTCAAAGCGAAGACGCAGAGTTGCAGACGGGTCTATCGGCCGAAAAGTATGGCCGCAGCCAAGTCGTTAAGGCGGTGCCGAATGCGGTGTCGCCGACTGCGATGAATCCCATGACAACGTCAGGTCGGCCGCTTGATCTTGAGCAGGCGCAGAGCGGCGAGGTTGCCGGTTCCGGCGATCCGCGCATGGGGTATCAGCAAGCGAAGCAAGAAGAGCAACAGAAGTCGAAGGCTTCTGAAGGAATGACGGCCGATGAAATGCGGGCCGCACTGAGTGCCAAGAATGTGCAGTATCCGGCCGATGCAAAGAAGGCGGAACTCGCAGAATTGGTCGACCGTCACAACGCACGTTGAGTGTGCTGTGATTTCGCATCGAGCGAAAGCTCGAATCATGAAACACCAAGGAGATTTATTCATGGCAAAACCAGACGATCCCGGCTCTCAAGGCCGAAGCAATGCACCCGGTCAAGGCGGCGGCGCACCCGGCAAGAGCGGCGAAGCTGGGCGCGGTCATTCGCCCGAAGCGAAGGCAGAACGTGCAGCACGTCGCGCACGCGGCGAAGATGTGCCCGAGCCACCGGAAGAACCGAGCGGCCCGACGCAGGCACCTGACAGCGAAGGCCCGGTGGTGAACCCGCTGAACAAACCCTGATTATCTCCTGTGGCCGATGTTGGTCGGTCGGAATTTGCTCCGGACTTCGGTCCGGAGATTTTTAATCGAGAGGCTAAAGATGACAACTGCAAAGAAAGCAGCGTCTATCGTCGATGATGATGAACAACAGATCGTCGACAAGATTGCGCAGGACATCGTGCCCGAACGGCAGAACGCGAGGGCAATGCCTGCGTATGCGAGCGAGCAACCGAACGGCGCACCGTCGCAAGGACCGAGCGAAGAGACAGGCATGACTGCTGTTGTTGACAGCACAGTTCAACAGCAAGTGAAAGAAGAAGGTGAGACTGTGCGCATGGCGAATGCTGCCGGTGATGAAGTCGATGTTGGCATTGCCGATGTGAAAATGCACGAGCGTTCCGGCTGGAAGAGACTCGACAAAGAAGAAGGAGCGTAACGCATCATGGCTGTAGCCGTCTACCCGGCTCCGGGCTATGACAGCTTCATCAGCCTAGAGGATGCCAACAAATATCTGACTGATCTCGGCTTTGCAAAAAATGTTTGGGATAACAAAACAGTCAGCGAACGCGAAGCCGCATTGAGGCGTGCAACGCAGTTCATCTATGCGCGTCGCCTTCTTCCGGCGGCATTGTGGGATACATCAGTCACACCGTCGATGCCGCGTGTTCATCCGAACGTTGCCGCAGCAACGGCTGAAGCTGCGCGGCGTCATGTCGAAGGCACGTTGTACCGTGATCTCGACGCTGCGCCGGTACTTGAGAAAACAGTAGGCCCGTTGACGTTGCGCTATGCACAACCGGCTGCTGTTGCAGATGAAGCGGCGCATTATCCGATCATCGGTGATTTGCTGTACGGCTTGATTGAACGTAGCGGCGGCATTGGCTCGGTGACGTTCGAAAGAATCTGATGGCATCTGCGCTATACGGTGAGCTAGCACAAGCAGCGGTTGACTTGCTCAACGAGCTAGGACAACTTGTGCTTCTGTCTCGTTCAATAGTGGGCTCAGGATATGACCCGGATAGCGGCGTCGTTGATGAAGAGTCGATTCAAGTATGGAGTGCAAGCGGTGTTGAATTTGAATATAACCAGCGTGAGGTCGATGGTGCTCTCATACAGAGTGGAGATCGTCGCGTGCTTATTGCTCCTAGTCTGGGCACGATGCCGCAGAGCGGTGATGTCATCACGCTTGGTGCGTACCGGCTCGAAGTTGTGGAGTCTCGCCCGCTACAGCCTGCGGGTGTGGTTGTCCTTCATGAAGTACAGGCGAGGGGCACATGAGTTTCGCTGACGACATCAGAAAATTTCAGCAAAAGACGCAGTTGTCTATGGATGTGATTGTGCGCAAGGTTGTGATTGATATGTCGACTTCGATGATTCGCATGTCGCCAGTAGACACCGGCCGGTTTCGCGGAAACTGGATGATCGGTGTCGGCTCGCCTGACGTGTCGACGATTGAAGCGGTCGACAAAGACGGTTCGACGAGCATTGCACGCATCACGGCTGCTGTGGGCTCAGTGCAAGCAGGCGGTGTTGTCTACATTACCAATTCATTGCCATACGCAAGGCGTCTGGAATATGGATGGTCGAAGCAGGCACCGTCGCCACCGGGTATCGTGCGCCTGACGGTGCAACGCTATTCGGAATACATTGCGAATGCGGTGAAGGATGTTCAATGAGTATGCCGCAAATACGTCGAGCACTTGAGAAGCATCTTGCGTCTCTTGATCCGCCTGTGCCGACAGCATGGGACAACGTCGGGTTCTCGCCACCGGCTGATGGCTCGGTGTATCAAGAAGCGCGGTTCGTGCCTAATGCGCCGAATGACGAAATGATGGATACGCTCACGTATATTGAGCAAGGGTTTTTGCAAGTCGCGTTGTTCTATCCGCAGGGGAAAGGTCCAAGGGACGCTGATAACCGAGTAGATGCATTGCGCACCCATTTTCGTCGAGGCACAACTTTGACAGAAAATGGTATCGACACGATTATTACTGGCGTGCCAGAAGTGGCTGCTGGTTTGCCCGTCGAGGGGCAGTGGCGAGTTCCGGTGACTATTTACTGGCAAGCGCAAGTAAGTAGTTAAAGATTAACTTCTTCTGAGGACGCAATATCATGGCAATCGCAAAAGGTGCAAATAAGCTCCTAATCGCAAAGCGGCAACCAGCGAAGGGAACGCTCGCGATTCCGAGCACAGGTGGACAGGTCATTCGTCGAGATACGTCGACCTTCGACCGTGCG